GAGAGTTTCTTCGGCTTTAATGAGTCCGGAGTCTCCGTATTCTTTTTCCATATCGGGTATGGCACAAAGAATTCTGTAACCAGATGGGCGGGGAAGTTGTTTAGCCTTCTCCTCTGGTTTTGTGTTCAAGATCTTGGATAAATCCACGGCCTTGGTTATGTCGAGATTTGAAATCTCACTCGTCATCGTCATTGTGATTGACTCTTTCTTGTAGGTCTATGATGTATAAACGTGCAGTGAGTAGACCTTTAACCTCTCCGCACATTTTCTTGTACTCCGCAAAGTCTTCAGCCTTGCCATCGGCTATTGACATTTGGAGTTGGGATACTTTGTCATCTATCTTTGAAGCTAGAAGTTTTAAATACTTGTCGATCATTTTTTGCTCCTCATGAGTTCAGCCAGCATCTTGTTCTTTTCTGCTTCAGCGTCTTGAGCCAGCTCCTGCTGATCTTTCTGCACCGAAGCTTGGATCCGCGCCATATCAATTTCTCTTTGAGTAGCAATACGCTCACGCTCAATCTGTTGTTGTGACTGCTTGAGCTGGGCATCAGTTGCATCCTTCTGAGCCTTACGCTGTGCATCTTGGCCTTTGAGCTGCAACTCTTGTTGTTGCATCTGAATTAAAGGATCTTGCTGCATAGCCGCCGCCTGCTGTTGCTGGGCTTGAGCGGTATTGGCCTGTAACAACTGGGCGCTTGCCTGTGCAACCAATTGAGACAGTTGCACTTCCACATCTTCTGGCAATTTCTCTTCTGGGCCGGGCATAGGTACGCCCATTTGCTTCTCTATCAACTGACGATAGTGGAAGCCCAAGTGTTCGGCAATGTGAGCCTGCAAAGCCGCCATGATCTGGTTGGCCATTGGGTTCTGGCCAATGGTTTTCATGATCAATGGGTCTTGCATGAACGTCTGGTGGACGGCAATGTGGGCTTGTTGATCTTGGTAGATAAACGCCTTCATTGGCTCGCCTTTTAGTGCGGCCATGTTCTCGCTGATTGGGTCTTTTGGTGTCTCATCGTCAGGCAAAGGCACCAGCTTCTGGGCGTTCTTAATACCAAGGACATCAAGCATCTGCCTATGTAACTGTGGTAGATCATAGATCTGGGGAGCTTGCTGGGACAGCTGGATCACCGCCTGATACTGAACAATCTTCTGCGCCATCGTGGCCGCATTGGGATCGCTTACAGGGATAACATCGACTAAGTCATAGTCAGACTGTTTGGCTTTGCGAGATCCTTCTTCTGGCTGGTAAGAGTACTCAGGCGGCGTGTAGTCGCGGATGATGTCTCTTAGGAGAGCTAGCTCTTGCTTAAATGAATAGTGAATGCGCGCCTGAACAGCGGTCATGACCTTAAGCTGGCGCTCAAGGATTGCTAACGTGGTGCCAACGGGAGAATTAGCAGACATATCGGCAACTTGGATGTCAGCAGCAGAAGCAAACTTGCGGCCTTCGTCAACGATCTTGTCTAGGAGAGAAGCCAAAACCTGTGACGGCTCTTTGTAAGGCAGAGCCATGATGTTCTCTGCAATAGTACCGCTTGGTACATCCACATCTCGCCACTCAGCTGGGCCAATTGGGGTATCGTCACCTTTAACTCTAAGTCCACGGGTTTTAAAGCCACCGGGTAGGTTAGCCAAAGTGCCGGCATCCACCAATTGACGTAGGATAGACGTACCAGACTTTGCAAATGCGCCAACCAAGTGAATTAGACCAAAACAATAGAAGCCAAAGCCGGGAACGTAGCCATAATGGACGTAGTGCTGGCGCTTGGTGTGTAACTTATCGCCTTGTCTCCAGTTTCTGCGGATAGCCAGACACTTCATGCTTCCGTATTCAACTGTAACAATGTAAGGCAGGGCAATTCCCGTAGGTTCGCCGTCTTTGTCTGTGTGCTCGTAACCTTCAAGGTCAAGCTCTACGTTCATCTCAAGGATTTTGTAGCGGTCATCCGACAAAGCGCGGAATCCCATCTTCTCGGCAATCTTTTTCTCTACTTCGTCCAGATTGTTGTTGGGCTCACCCAAGTCAATATCGGCATAGAAGCCTGCGACCTGTAACTTACGCAGTTCATTCTCTGTTTTACGCATAACGTGCGTAACACGGGGCGATGTTTGAATGTCTGACGCGCCATAAGGGACTACCAGATCTTCAGCCGGTACAAAAATAGACGTTTGGCGGTCAAAGTTGGGATCAAAGTAGACCTTCTTAAAAGCATTACCTGAAAGACCTAAACCCCACACCATTCTTTCGTGCTCTGGGCGGAACTCTGTCATCACATCTGTCAGTTGATAGTTCATATCGTCCTGAACACGTATGGCAGCGTCCTTTTTCTCTTGGGTTTCCTTGCCAATGATCTGGGTTTTGACCGGACCAGCAGCCGGGAAGGTGCTCATCATGATTTCAGCTTGGAATTTAACCAATGCTTCAGACAAAAGTGGGTGATAAACACCGCAAGCACCAATCCAAGGATCTGCTCGCTCTTCAATCTTCATCCCTAAGAGCTCTAAACCGTCTACATAGGTCTGCATCCAGTCTTTGCGGGAGTTGACATCATCGTCATAGTCACCAATTAGGTCAGTTACGATCCCTGTGACCACTCCACTGTCCAAATAGTCTACTAAGTTGGCGTCAAAATCATCATCTTCACCGCCATCAATCTTAATTTCCATGCCATCCATACTAATTGTGACCTCTTCAGGGTCAACAATCTCAATTTCAATGCCGCCGTCCTCTTCAACCTCTGGCATTAAAGACTCAATACCATCTGGTGCAGCGTAAAGTGATTTTTCAATGGACATATGTATCCTTAATAGTAAGAAACTTTGCGTCTAAACGAACGGACTTCGTCCTCTTCGTCTGTCTGCAAGCGTATAAACCCGCCTTTTCTGAACCTTATCAGAGCCTGCGTGGCAGAGTCAACTAAGTCATCGTGGTCTGAGTTGGGGAACGCCGCCATCTCTTCCATCAACTCGTCAGCCCAGCGCGTAGCTGGTGCCCAAACCTTACCGCTGGCAAATAAATCAGATACAGAATTGATCCTGACCATCTTATCATTACCCCTTGACGGCGTAAACTCTTGCACAGGTATCCCCATTGCCCGAAGTTCATAGATCAACGGCGCTCCTGAAGCTTTGGCCTCAACGATAAAAGCATCTGGCTCCCACTCTTTGTAGTGGTTAAAGGCTTTTTCTTTTAACTCAGGGAACTCCATGCGCTTCTTAAACGCATCTAACAAGATTACATTTGCGTCATTTTGGTTCTCGTTGAGATAGAACACACCCCAAGTTGTACAGGCAGAATAGTCAGAGCGTTCATTCTTTGTAAACGCCGTATCCCAAGACTGGATCACAAACTCACACTTAGGCGGGTCTTCGTGTGTCCACTCCTTCCACCACTCCCTCTTAACAATCGCGCCTTGCTCTGAGGTAGGGCTTTGTTGGTACTGGGCGTTCCACTTAGAGGCAGGGAGTTCAGACTGTAAGGCGTGGAGTTCTTCTAGGCTCCAAAACTCTGGCCATAGAGGATTACCACTCGGGAGAATCGCAGGGAAGTCAATTACCTCCCAATCGTCATTACCGTCTTTGTCAATCGCAGACTGAAGGATCCGGCCAGTTAAGTCCCTCTTGGCCCAGCGTGTCATCACGACAACAATCGCACCACCCGGCTGGAGTCGTTGGCGGGGACCAGAGGTGTACCACTCGTAGACTTTATCAAAGACTGTGGGATCTCCTGCGGCCAAGGCGGCTTCTTGCTCGGAGTGGGGATCATCAATGATTAAGAGGTCAGCACCTTTTCCCGTTACCGTTCCTCCTACACCAATCGCAAAATACTCTCCGTTTTTATTGGTAGACCACCGGCCCGCCGCTTTACTGTCTGACCTTAGATTAACATTGGGGAAGATCTTAGAGAACGGCTCACTGGCTACTAAGTTACGAACCTTACGGCCAAAGCCTACGGCCAACTCTGCGGTGTTTGAGCACTGGATGATCTTCTTACTAGGATCCCGTCCCAAAAACCAAGCCGGCAGCATATAAGAGGCAAACTCAGACTTCGTATGCCGTGGGGGCATGTTGATAATTAACCTCTTTATTTTCCCCGTAGCGATCTCTTCGAACTTCTTAGCCATTACCTTATGGTGTCGTCCGTCAATAAACCCCGGCCACATGGCGTGGGCAAACTTGCTGAAGTCGTCAAAGGCCTCCTCTCTCTCTTGGCTTGCCTCTAGGGCATCAAGGTCATCAAGATAAGCGGCTTGCTCGTTGGGGGGTAGGGTAAAGAACTTCTTGGCAGCGGCCTCTGCCTCTAACACTGTTATAGACAAAGCGTGAGTGATCCTCCTGACAAACAGGTCGTGCTCCTCTTGCATCTCCATCTGTTGTTTTTTATTTACCACAAGGACCCAATGCTGCTAAGTACACTTCATCACTCGGCAATTGCTTCTCAAGAGTCCAGTCGCCAATTCTCTCTAACAGCTCCCTGACCTCCTCGGGCTCCAACATCTCGGCAATAACTTCAAACCTGTTTTCGCACACAGTGATCTTCATGGCAGGTTCCTCAAACTAATATACGAAGGTCTAACACTGCGAGCCGAGTTCTTCGCCCGCTTACAAATCTTCAGGTCGCACAGCTTCTTCACCACACGGTGTACATTCCCGCGCCCCTTGTCTCCAGTATGAAACATGATGTCATCTATAGAAGGACCATAACCAAAGTTCCTCCAATACTCATCTATCACAAGGAACACAGTCCTTTGCTTCTCAGTCATACACGCCCCTACACTTTCGTCTAATGTTCTCATGGCTCTATAACACTTGTTATAGTACCCCCACCCCTTTTTGAATAGGAATCGTAAGGGGGGGGTTTACGGTAGATCAAAA